CGCCTTCGGCCGCCGCGAATTTAAGCCCCAGCGCCTTGCCAAACTGATTAAGATATCCAAGACCCTCATGCGCCACGCGCCCAGCCCTGATCAGACCGTGCTTGACCGCATATTGTACAAGATCGAGGCGGCGCAGGAAAACGCCTTTATGAGCGGAACGGGCACTAATCAGCCTTTGGGCATCTTTACCGCCTCTGACAGCGGCATAGCCACCGGGCGCGACGTTACCGCCGCTTCCGCCACCGCCGTGGCCACCGACGACCTGATAGAGTGCAAATACGGCGTGAAGGGCCAGTATATGCGCGGGGCCTCCTGGGCAATGCACCGCGACCTCTGCAAGATGATCGCAAAGCTCAAGGACAGCGACGGCCAGTATATATGGCAGCCCTCCGTGCAGGCAGGACAGCCTGATATGCTGCTGGGCGCTCCCGTGTATATGTCCGAGTACGCGCCTAACGCCGTAGCCGCGGGCAAGTACGTGGCAGTATACGGCGACTTTAAAACCGGCTATTGGGTATGCGACAGCGACGGCCTCTACATACAGGTGCTTAACGAGCTGTACGCCGTCAACAACGAGATAGGCTACGTTGTCGAGTACTATGGCGACGGCGCACCCGTAGTAGGCGAGGCGTTCAGCCGCCTGAAGATGAAGGCGAGCTGATGAAAATCAAAATGTTGACCTTAGCAGCCGGGCCGGAGGGAGTAACCCCGCCCGGCTCCATCATTGACATAGACGAGGCAACGGCGCGGCAGCTCATCAGGGGCTGTTACGCCATAGCCATGGAGGCCGACAATGGTAATAACAAGACAACCCCCAGCAGTGGAACCGCTAAGCCTCGAAGAGGTAAAACTGCATCTGCGGAATAACCCCGGCGATACCAGCGAAGACAAGGATATAATAGCTCCTCTCATAAGCGCGGCCCGCGAATATTGCGAGAACTATTGCGGGAAGTCATTTGCGGAGCAGTCCATAACCGCTTACCCGGAGGTGAGCGGCACTATGACACTCCCGCGTGGCCCCGTGATAAGCGTGGACAGCGTTACGGTGGACGGCGAGGCGGTGGAGTATACCGCAGACGTGCGCCGCGGCACCGTGACGGTAAACAAGCCCAGCGCAGTCATAACCTACACCGCAGGATACGAGGAGACACCCTACCTTGTGCGACAGGCCATGCTCCTGCTCATAGGCCATTGGTACACCAACCGGGAGGCTGTGATGCAGGGTTCTACGACCGAGATAGACATAACGGTTCGGGCGATGCTCAACCAATATAAGGGATGGTGGTTTTGATGGCAATTAAAGCTGGAGCAGGCGAAATGCGAACGAAAATCACCATAAAAGCGCCGGAATACAGCATCAAAGCCGGATTCAGCGCGGAAAGCTTTAAAAATGTTTTCCCCGGCCCCGTGTGGTGCAAGTGGGTGAATGCCCACGGTACGGAGGTATATCAGGCGGAAGAACTGCACTTGCGGCAGCCCGTGACCATAACCATGCGCTACTCGCCCCTTGTGACCGTCGAGTGCCGCATATGGCATGAGCGGGATGCCGAGCCTTACGAGATCATCAGCATAGACAACATAGGCGACCGCCGGGAATTTTTGGAGATTAAGGCTCAGAGGGTGGTGACGGCATGACCATAGCGGAGATACTCAAGGATGGATACACCGTATGCCACCCGCCCTACATGGGCGACCAGCGCAGCTATATCACGTATCAGTGCATGGGCCAGGTTGCGATATTGTACGCAGACGGCGTAGAAAAAGAAACTGGAGTGATGTATGCCGTAGATTACTACACTGATAATCCTCCGTTTGAAACTGCTGTTGATGATATAAAAAACAAACTCGCTGCGGCGGGCTGGAATTGCTCCGTTGACACGGAAATATATGAGACGGATACAGAATTATACCATATCGCCATGACGGCGGTAGGCGTGGGCGGCATATATGGCTAAATTTGAAATAGAAGGGCTCGACGAAGTGGGCCTTGCACTCAGAAACGTAATAGATGGCGTAGAGGATTTCAACATAGAACTGGCCCAAGAGGCCGCAGACATCACGAAGGAAGAAATTGAAAAAAACATCGAAAGGCACAACCATATTCGCACCGGCACGCTCCGGCGGTCTATAAAAACATTCAAAAAGAAAAAACGCGATGGCAGCCCGTATATAGAGGTGACCGCAACGGGCAGTAATTCAGGCCCGCCTGGCAGCAAACGAAAAAAATATGCCGGAAACGCATATATAGCATTCGTGCTCAATTACGGACGCTCGAACCTTGTGGGTAGCCGGTTTTGGACTGAAGCGGAACAAAAAGCGATTGAGATATTCCAGCCTCGGCTGGAACTAAAAATTCTAAACTTTTTAAAAGAGAAAGGACTGAAATAAATGCCTACGATAGACCTGAGAGGTATGAAAATTGGCGAATACAAAAATAACGACGGAACGGTAACCTATGAAACACCGATATCCATGGGTGAGGCCATGACGGCGCAGCTTGAACTCACTTTTGCAGAGGGACGCCTGTACTCAGAAAGCAGACTTGCAGAATACATAAAACTCGCAACCGGCGGTACCGTCAGCATAGGCGTAAAATATATACCTGACGCAGCACAGAAACTGATGTACGGAGCGAGCGAAAAAACACGCACACTGAACGGGAACAAAGATGTAAAGAGCCTGCTTAGCACCACTAAGGATATTGCCAAATACGTAGGCATGGGCTTTTATGCCCCGGACATGATAGACGGCGTTAATAAGTTCACCGCCGTATTTGTATACAAGGTGCTTTTCGGCCCCCCGAGCAGAACGTTTAAAACGAAGGAAAACACCATCACATTCCAGACGCCTACTACGACCGGCGAATTCCTCGGCGATGATAGCGAGGACAACAAACTGTCCGAAGTGGCCACGCTTGACAGCGAAGCAGATGCAAAATCGTGGATTAGCCTTTGCTTTGGCGCGACCATTTAAAGGAGCGTCGAATGGACATTAGGCTAAAAACTGCGCCGTATACGTTTGACGGCATGGAAATGACCCTCTGCTGCAACATGAACGTGTTGGCGGATGTGCAGGAGTATTTTGACGGCAGTTTCGGGCGCGCGCTGGAAAAACGGCGAACCCTTCAGGCAAATATAGTATTTCTGACCGCCATGATCAATGATTATCTTGACAGCATCGGATCAACTAAACGTTATGAAGTGAGGGAGGTGGGCCGCAAACTGCCCACCTTGCCCGCCGCGACGCGGGAACTGAGCGATATAATAACCTGTCTGGTGAGCTCCGCGCTGATACAAAAAGAGAAAAACGAGGACGAGGAAAAAAACTTGAACGCCACGCAGAACCCGGGCCTATAGATTTTGCGTGGTATTTGACTATATGGGTAGTGTATTTACATCAAAGCGAGAAAGATTTTTGGAAATCGGCGACGCCGCGCAAGGTGATAGCCATAGCAAAAAAAAATAGCGAAATCAAAAACGGACTGGCAAAGAAAGAAGAACCCTTTAGCCTGTCCGCTTATTTTTTGGGAGGTGCACAGTAATGCCGACCATCAGTACTAAATGGGAGAGCGCGGGAGACAAGGAGTACAAGGACGCACTCAAGGAAATAGAACGCGGCTTGAGCCAGACACGGGCGGAGGCTAAAAAACTGGCGGCGCAATACGAGGACGATGAGGACAGTGTAGAGGCGCTGGCAGCGACGAACGAAAACCTTGCGGACGTAACCAAGGGCCTTAACGATAAACTCGACCTCCAACGTGCCCGCCTTTTAGACCTCGCCAATGCATACGGCGAGACCGATAGCCGCACACAAGCCATGAGAAAGTCAGTTACGGAAACGGAAGCTGCTCTCATAAAATCCCAGCACGCCCTCGAAAACAACACCGAGGCGCTGGAGGATGCGAAAGACGCAGAGGAGGGAACGGGCCAGACAACGGAGCTGCTCAACGGCTTGCTTGAGGGACTTGGAGATGTAACGGGCATACAACTACCTAAGGGGCTCGGCGAACTCGACGACACGTTGGGCGACGTTGATTTGACCATGCTCGGGGTTGCCGGCACGCTGGGTACGGTGGCGGGGGCGTTTATCAACCTTGGCAAAGAGACCCTTGAATATAACAAGAAATTGCAGGAACTGAGTGATATAAGCAACATATCCACCGAGCAACTGCAAAAATTGGAATATGCGGGCGGCATGGTGGGCGTCTCACTGGACACCATAGTGGACACGACAAAGGACCTCGGCAAAAACGTACAGGCCGCAATAGAGGGAGACGAAGAGCTCGCGGAAACTTTTCGAAAACTCAAAGTGCCAATCAAAGATGCACACGGCAATATGCGAGATATGGATGAGATATATCAGCGCGTTATATTCTCCCTCGCAGATATGGAGGAGGGCATAGAGCGCAATAATCTTGCAATGAAACTGTTTGGCGAATCCGGCATTAAGCTTAACCCGATCCTTAATGAGGGGAAAGAAGGGATTAAACAATGGTATGAAGCGGCCGAGGAAATGGGCTATGTCATGGATGAGGTATCGCAGAAAAACATGGAAA